AGATGGCCCGAGGCCTCGGAAGCCTTCCCGGGCGCGTCGGCGAGGGCGTCGGAAATGGAGGTGATCGAACTGGAGATGGCGGCCGTCTTGCCGCTAAGATCCGGCATGGCCGGGACCGCCCCTAGTGGCGGCGGTACAGCGGGGGCCGCCTTGGGCATTGCCTCGGGCGGCGGCGCTTGCTTCCACCATGCCGCCTCCTCGTAGGCCCGTCGCTGTTCCGCCGAGGGACCGCCCCCCGGTACGCCTAGCCCCGGGGCTTTCATTAGCGGCGCTTCGATTTGCTCTTTGCGGATCTTACTCCATAGGTCCCGTTCCGGGTCGAAAGGGACGATGTGCCAGCGGTCAGCGATCTCCTTTCCGATCGCCCCGCCCAGCGCCATCGCTCCGAACCCCGCCGCTATTCCCCCTACGGTAACGGCCCCGCTCGTCACCACGCCGGGCAGGACAGCGCCCGCCCCAACTTTCTCCGCCTCGGCGACCGCGCCTTTCGCGGCTCCGGCGACGCCGCCCGTCACGTTGACGACCCCGGCGGTGACGTTCATGAGGCCCACCTGTTGGAGGAGGTCCCGGATGCCCTTCGCGAAGTCGTAGACTTTCGCCCCAGCCCAGCTCGCCGCCGCAATCGTCATCCCGTCCTGGATCGCTTTCCAATGGTCGGCGACGAACTGGATCGTGTTCCGGATCGAATCAAGCATCCGGGCGACCGAGCCGGAGATGGCGTCGAGCCGGGTCTTAAACTCCGGCGACAGCACCTCCATCTCCTCCATTCCGCCCGGCCCGCCCAGCACCTTCTTAAACATCGGCACGCCCCCCGTCCCGAGGATCTTCCCGAAGAGGCTGTTAAAGGCGTCGCCGATCCCCTTAAGCTCCGCCGCCGTCGGCCCCTTCGTAAACGACTCCATTAGGTAGGCGATCGAATCCCCGAGCCCCTTCATAAGGGGGGTCCACTGGTCGAAGGCGTGGGTCAGCTCGGCGGGAGTAAGATGCTTGAAGATCTCCTCCATGACCGGGGCCATCACGTTCTCCATCTGTTTGCCGAAGGACTCCTGGAAGTCCTCCATGTGCCCGGTCCACCGCGCCTCCAGCCCCTTGAGCCCGGCGAGCTGGGCTTCGGCGTGCTGGTAGGCGGGGCCGCCCGGCCCCGTAAGCTTATCGAAGGCGGCGAAAAGGGCGTCGAGCGATTGCTCCCCGGTCAGGGTCTTCTTCTTAATCATGTCGCTCAGCTGGTCGGGCGAGACCTTTAACGCGTCGGCCATCGCCCCCTTGAAATTGTACCCGGTATCGACCGCTAACTCGCGGAGATGGGCGGCGTCGACCTTCCCCTCGGCGATCATGCGCGTGAACGCCTGGGTGGCGAGCGAGAAGGCCTCCGGGGTACGGGAGATGTCGGCGAGCTGGGTGAGGGTCTTGTGGAGCTGGTCGACGGTGGTAAACTTCGCGGGCGCGGCGGAGAAGAGGAGCGTCGTCGCCTTTAGGAGATCGGCGTACTTCTCGGGCACCTCCCGGCCCTCGATATTGCGGAGCATGGTGTCGATCTGGGGCGTCAGGAGCATTTTCCCCTGGGACTCCAGGATGGTGCGCATCTGGGTCTGTAACGCCTCGCGCTCACCCCTAATATCGACGGCCTCGGCCCCGAACTCCTTGACCCGCTCGATCCCGCCCCCGACCATCGCCGGGATCGCGAACCCCGCGCCGAAACCCATCCCCTTCGCCACCTCGCCCCCGATCTCCTTGAAGGTGCCGAAGAAAGACTCCCGGATCTTGCTGGCGGTCGAGAGGGCCATATCGGCCATGTTCCTGAAGGCGCTCTTGCTTGCGGTCTCCATGCCTTTGGCCCCTCGCCCAACATTGTCAAACATCTGCGAATATGCCCGTTTCATCACCTCGTTCCGGGTCCGGGCGTCGGCCCCCATCGATTCGAGCGCAGTCTTGACCTGGTTAACAGTCGCCATCACCGAGGGATCGAGCTTCCCCAGGATCTCGATGTCGAGACTCATCTCTTTTTGGCTACCGTTGGGCATATCGTTCCCTAACTACGCGGCCCCGGCGTAGCGTAGTTAGTTTCCATGAACACCGACCTCCCCGAGACGCTCCCCGAAACGCTCCGATTTGTCGAAGGCCCGCCGGGAGATAGCGCTAACGGCGAAGACGAAAATCTAATCGTCGGGCTCCCGGACGTCAGTAAGAAAACGCCCGAGGAGGTCGCCGAGGAGGAGGAAAAGCGAAGATACTACAAACTCTCCAAGCCGTTAAACTCGGGCGGACGAATTCTCGATAAACTGCTGGTTGACCCGAGCGAGCTGGACGGGAACGCTTATTTTAAGCTGGCCGCCGCTTTCCGTACGAACCATCATTGGATTTACAGTACCAGTTTAAACAAACTCGCCGAAGACGTCTATCTCCAGTTAATCCTGGCTGAGATGAATAAGATCATCCCGGAAGACCTACGGAAGCTAACCTTCAAGGATCTCCAGCGATCGCTTAACCGGTTGCAACTTTTTTTGTACAGTATGGATTGATCCCTGAGCGGCCCTCGGACACTCCAGAGTACGACCCTTTAAGGCCGCTCCGGAAGCTTTACCTCGTCCTCTCCCACGAGCGGGGCGATATGACCTACTGGACCTCGTTACCGTTACCGGAGGCGATCGCCTTCGTCGAAGCGTTAGGCGAGTTACACCGCGAGACCTAGTCGACCCGTTAGCGCGTTTCCTGGCCTGGGAGGGTAAGATACTGGGCTGGGGGCTGCGGACGCCTCTCCGCTCACCCTACGCGGTTTTTTAGGGCTAATTACCCTATAATTGACCGGGTCTTGGCGTTTAGGTCGACCCCGTTGACGACGCAGATATTGTTCAGCGGGTCGATGTGCCAGTAGACCTTGTCGTTGAAGGAGAGCGAGAAGGAGACGACGGTATACTCGTAGCTGACCTCCGCTTTCGCCGACATCTCCCGCCGTCCGAGATCGCCAACGTCAGAGGCCACATTCATAATCACTTCCTCGGCCAGCTCGTCGAAGAGACCGGTGGAAGTGTCGTAGACCTGGAGTGCCGAGATGCACCGGATGCGGGCTGTCGAGCCGGTAAAGAGGGTGAGCGACTGGAGCGTGTTCGTGTGCCAGGTCAGCGTTGTCGTCATGGCCTGGACGTTCCCGGCCACCGGCAGATTGAGCGTCCCGGCGACGCCCATCCCTTTGATGTCGTTTTTCTCGAAGGTTACCTTCGGCAGGACAATCGTCGCAAGCCCCACGAACTGAGAATCGTCGGCGTTGTAGACCTTGCTATTCTTGTTAACGCTCGGGTATTGCATACGCTCTCTAAATACGCTCCTAAGAAGAGATGAGGGTGATGTTCTTGATGGCGGCGGCCTGGCCCTGGACGTCGTACTCGATCAGGATGTCCATCGTCCGAATCGGCGAGGGTGGCGCCCACCTGACATGGAAAGTGTAGATGCCTTGGACGACGTTCTCGATCGGGTTCTCGTCCGGGTTAAACGACATGTAGGCTGTCCAGGCGGCCCCGGCCTGGACGATTGTGTTTAGGAACTGGTTGGCCGAGTTGACGATGGTCGAGAGGGAACGGAGGTTGCCCGGTTGATCGATGAAAGCGTTAAAATTCCGGCTAAAGGTGTTGCCGAGCCAGATCCACATCCGCCGGAAACAGCTCCAAAAATTAACCGGATCTCCGCTCGAAATCACCGCGCAGGTATAGTCCCCGAGCGTCACCCAGCCCTCGGGCGGGTAGTTGATAAAGGTGAAGCCGCCCCACTCCTCAATCGCGTCCGCCTGGGCCGGGTTAATCGTAACCGGGGTCCCATCCCAGAGGATCGTTTCGGTGACAAAAACATTCTTGTTAGAATTGGAAACATAGGGTATCCCCGCGAAGTTATTGTCCGTCACGCCGAACATAACGGCGTCGAGGGTCGAGGCGTGGTACCGCTTACTCCCGAGCGCCCCCGCAGGCCAGCCCATCCGCTCGAACGAGGAGACGGCGTTGTTAGTCTGGAGCCAATTAAAGATCCCCGAGTACGAGCGGACGTTGAGCGCGTCGACGTCGCCGATGTAGAGCGCCCGGAACCGCCCGTTGTTAATGTTCTGGACGGCGGCGTTAGCGGCGGCAATTACCTCGGGGTCGTGGCCGAAACCGGGCGTAATGACGAGGGCGGGCGGGTAATCCGTCACCGTAAACACATCCTCCAGCACGGCCAGCCCGCTCTTATTCCCCGCCGTATCGACCCCGCCGATAATGGCGTCCCGGGTAACCGCCGAGAGGTTCGGCGACGAGAAAGTAATGGTCAGGTGCGTCTCGAGCAGGATCGGCGACCCGGCGAGCCCGGTAATCGTCCCGGTGGCGGTTGTGTCGTCGTCGTACTTGAAGGTGTAGTCGGTGTCGATCTTGTAGGTCGTCCCGGTCGCGCCCTTAACGACGAGCGACGGGTAGATGACGCGGTTGGGGATGGCGATCGTATTCTGCGCGGTCCAGACCTGGTTCGTCAGCGAGACCGGCGTCGACATGGTAAAAGGATTGTAGACGTTGACGCAGGTCACGGGCGAGACCCGGCTCTCGACGTAGGCGGCGTCGTAAACCTCGGCGAGCGAATAAGCCCCGGCGATCCCCGGGCCGAAGGTCGTCGAGAAACCGAGTTGGGTCGTGAAATCGGATGGGATCTCGGTGAGGACGGCGACGTTAACGACCGAGGCGTAGCCCGACGGGTTCCATTGGATCTCCGGCACCGTATCGACCGGGGCCGCGCCGATTGCAACGATGTGGGCCGAGGGAACCGGGAAGATGACCGAAAGGCTAGAAGGGACGTCTGTAACCTGAATGCCGCGCTTAGCCATAGTCTATAATCGGGTTGTGAAGGGCGTGACGAGTAGCGGGGAGCGCCGGGCCGTTTCGCGGCGGGCGAGCGCGGCCTGTTTCTTGTTGGGGGGCGGGAGCGAGGAGGGCACCGCCTTCGGCGGCGCGCCGGGCGGGACCGCCCCGACGAACTCCTTCCAGCCCACAAAGTATCTCCGTAGGCCCGGATTCCGTTCTAGGGCGAGCTTAACGTGGGGTGGGAAGCCATCGGTAAACCGGGTATAGGTCGAGAGCCCGAGCTTCCGGAGGTTCGGGCCGGTGTAGATTGCCGGGAAAGTTACGTCATTCATCGGTCTTCGAAGACTAACTACGCTTTCGAAGTAACCTGCTTCCCGATTGGCGTTCTATAGGGGCTTGCCTGAAGTTGAGACGACGACGTCCGTCGCCGCATACGGATACTGGTCTTCCATCGGTTGCGGTGTGTAAATGCCGAACTTGGCCTCGACCCGGCCCATGAAGTAGCCGAAGTAATCGATGGAGGGGTCGTTGATGGTCTCGGAGTGGACGATCTCGTCGAGGAGCGGGAAAGCCCCGGCGATAATCCGCGATTCGTAGATCCCGTAGATGATCCGCTGGCAGATGTTCTCGACGTCGGCGTAGCCGTTCCGGCTAAGGTCGTCGTCGAAGGTTATAATTAACATGTTGACGACGGCGATCCCGGAGACCCGGCGGTAATCCTTCCGTCCGGCGGAGATCGTGATCGAAGGGGCCTTGTAGGGAAAGTTGGTATTGATAGCCGGATCGGCGGGCGTCATCGCCGAAGGCACCCGCCCTTGGTAGACGCGGGGGACGATCCCGGCGGCGTTATCCGGGTTATAGGGATCGCGCATTAGGATCGGCGGATCGTTCACCCAGCCGGTCACCGCTTCGACGAGCGCCGCTTCGAGATCGAGAGCTGTAAACAAAAGGGCCATAAAAAGGGTTATAGCGAGATCGCGCCGCTCATTATGGCGGCGATGTTGTGTTCGAGCCGCGTCATCATTACTTCCTCCATAAAGGTCTCCACTTGGGGCCAGACCTCCGTCGATTCCCCGACCATCTCCGGCGCGGAGACGCCGACCATGGGGTGGATCGGGTAGCGAGGGGCTCCGGGCTCTCCCCGGGTCATCACCCGGCCCGAGGGCGTTATGAAGGCGTGCCGCAACGTCATAGCGTGCCCCCGTAGCTCCTCGACCTCGACCCCACCGGGCCAGACGTCGGCGTGGGGGAAGAGCTGGAGCGGGGCGCGGGTCCCGGCGATGATCATGTGCCCGGACATCCCCCCAACGATTGGAGCCCGGGCCTGGCCCGTGACCCAACGGCTAGAAATGTTGTACCTTTCAGTCGCCGCTTGGCCCGCTTTCGTGCGGACGCGGCGGAGCGTGTAGCGGATGGCCTCGTTGACGGCGAAAGGCGCGCCGCCGACGATCCCCGAGAGCGACGAGATGACGTGGTTGAGCTGCTCGGGGTTAATCTGGATCGAGATCATATCCCTCTCGGCGTTACCCCGAAGATCCAGAGCGACAGCGTCCAAAGGCCGCTCTTTAGCCGGGCTTGGTTAATGGAGAATTTTACCCCGTTGAAGGTGATGTAATCCTTGGCCCGGATAAAGTCGGTCGCCGTCGCCGGGACGTCCGCCGCCTTAAACATTACGAGCTTCTCGTTCTGGTAGCCGATGGCGTTGAGCTCGTGCGAGTGGGTATGGATATAGTTAGAGTAGTCGTGAATCCAGAGGCAGAGCACCGACAACTCCATCCCGTTCGAGAACGTCACGGCGCAGGTCTCCCCGTCGACCCGGAGGGCGTTGTCGAAGTAACGTAGGAAGTTAAGTCCTACCGTGGAGCTGGGAGCGGTAGTCGGCGGGTTACCATTCAAGGGGGGAGATTATGCCGCGTTAGTCGAGTAACAGAAGGACGGTCCGTACCGTAACGTGATATTGCACATTATGTTAACGATGACCTTAATCTGGTAGTTGCTCGCCAGCGAGTACGGATCAGTAATCAAATCGAGACCCCCCCATAAACCGATGATCATGTCGCTCCATTTGCCGTAGATCATCTGGTTGGTCGTATTCAACTGGTTCGAAGCCAACGCCCGGTACCCATTCATCCGCCCCTCGGGACCTCCCGCCGGTCCTTGCTCCCAAATAAACATCGGGTAAAACTGGTTGGTCGCCCGGGGATCGGCCTTGGCGGTGGTTTTGAGGGTCGATTTAGCGGTGGGCGTGGCCACGTACCCACAGCTCGAATCGTCCAGATCGATATTGTTCTGCTCGATGTGACCTTCAAAGCTGACGACCTCCGCCCAGGTCGGATACCCCGAGGTCGCAAACGTTACGCTCGGCGAGGTCTTCGCATAGCTCGACGGATACGCGGTATCCGCCGCCACATTAAACACGCCGGTCGGCTGAGTTGTGCCGGTCCCGAAGAGGGCGGCCCGGTCCTGTTCGATGGCGATGATGGAAAGAAGATCTTGACGGACGATCGTCTGGACGTCGACGCGGGCCTGGTTCAGGAGCCACCGGGAATAGGCCGTCTGGGAGCCGAGCCGAAGCGGGGAAAGGAGGACCTGATCGAAAGTGACGTTTGAGTTAGCGAGCGCGCCGGTCTCCGACTGCCAACTGGCCGTGCCGGCCCCGGTCTGGCGCGGGAGGGCGAAGTTATCCCGTAACCCGGTAAACATCGACGCACCCATCCGCCCGACCACTAGCTTATTCCGAAGGAACGGAATTAGGCTCGGCTCGACGTAGGTCATTATTAGGTCGCCCCCGAGCGCGGGAGTCCCGGCGGCGAGGTCACGCCGCATCTCGGTCTCGAACTGGCTCCGGGTAAAGAGGGCGAATTCGGGGAGAAAGAAGCCGTCCGGGCGGCGGCCCACCTGGCGCTCGACCTCGCGCGACATCTCTAACTCGAAACCGCTTAAATCCTTCTGGCCCTCGTTGAGCGCCTTAATGAGATTGTAGGTGGAACGCTCCTTCTCGGAGGTGCCGTAATAGGGGTCGATGGTGCGAACTCGGGACTCGATGGCCCGGGTACCCTGCTTCGACAGGACCCAGGACTGGAACTCGGCGACGCTCTGGCCGGAGCGGATCGCCTCCTCGGCTTCCTTCTGGAGGTTAAAGCGGGTCGCTACCGCCATAATCTCGCGGCTCCGGTTTAATTCGGCGTCCCGGGTCCGGGAGGCAACATCTTCACGAAGGACTTCTAACTCGGCCATAGTATTCTCGTCTTCTGCCGTACTAACTACGCTCCGGCTCGGAGGTGCTTTCCCGCCGCCGCTCATCATCGGCTTCATCGGAGCACCGGCCATCTTCGGCATCTCGTCATCGCCGCCACCGTCTTCGTCGTCCATTGCGCCCTGCATCGGCGACCCTTTCATCGGCTTCTTCTCGCCGCCCTTAGCCGGCATCGCCGCGTCGGTATCCTCTCCCGCGTCGTCGTCGGCGGCTTTTTCCTCCGAGATCTCGATCCCAAATTTCTTGGCCGCCGCCTTAATCTTGCCCTTGATCGTGGCTAGTTCGCCGGAGGAGTAGAACTTGGCGTTCTTCGGCATGTTTATGTATGACCAGGCCGCCTTCACGTGGGCCTTGGTATCGATGGGGTACTTGTGATGCTTTGAGTCGGCGTACGGGACGTTGCCGTACTGGCTCTTGTGGTCCTGTTCCTGTTCGGCCCGGGTTTCCTCGACTTCAACTTCGTCCATATCGTCTTCTGCCTCTATGAAAATTGCTTCCCGTGTCATCTCTTCGTTCCCCCGGCCAATACCCACGCTGTAATCCGCCGGCACTCCAACCGACGAAATCTCGTAGGGCTCCCACCGGCTCACGGTAAACTCTTTAATGCCAGCCCTCATGCCGGTCAGCTTCAGCTCTCGCGGGTAATAACCGACTGAAATCTCTGTCCTGATGCCGTCCTGGGCGTCCTGCATAAACTCTTGCCCGGTGGCGCTCCGGCTAATCTTGGCGGTGGCTAACCCCTTCCCGTCCGAGACCTCGTAGCTAGTTACCTTCCCGGCGATGCGGGCTTTGTCATGATCTAACAGAAACGGGACCGCCCCCGACTTAAGCCGGGCGTCGGCGATGGAGTCGGGTGTGTGCGAAAGGATCTCGTAATAGGGCTCGGGCTTGCCGTCCTTGCTCTCGCGGGTCCGGAGGATCGGCGTCGTACTGGAGAACGACATGTTAACCGTCCGGTTCTTCGTGTCGAGCGCGCCGTCTGGGAGCGTAAAGGCCCGGACGTGGAGCGGAAGGGAATAACTTTTCGACGACATCTCGCCGTACTAACTACGCGGCGGGGGCCGGTTGCTTCGCCTTAAAGAGTTTGGTCTTGGGAGAACTAACCGAGGTCTGCGTCGGCGAAGGAGTCGCCGATCCGTTTCCGGCTTCGATTTCTCCCGGCTCGACCGACGGGTCTTCTAACGAGCCGAGTATTTCCGGCCTCCTGCTAAATGGGTTTACAAATACTATTCCGCGCCGCTTTAGCTCGGCCCGTTCTTCCTCAATTTCATCTAAGTGCTCTTCAAAATCGATCCCCATCTCCATTAACTCACGCCGGTAGGTCGAAAGGCCGCCGTCGATGGCCGCTAAGGAGCCCTGTGAGTCCTTGAGCGGATCGATATAACCCCAGCCCCGGGGCCTCCAAACGATCGAGTTACAAATTTCCTCCACCGCGCTAAACGGCGCGGGAATCGCCCCCGCCAGGATCGAACACTCTAACCAGGGACGGAAGATCTCCGCCAGAACTGACTCACAGTAATAACGTTGGACCCGGCGCCAGTACTCGTGCTCCACTTCCGCGCCCCACCGGGCCGAGCTATAATTGATCGACTCGAGTTCATTGGCCAGCGTGTTATACATCACGCCCATCCCCGAGGCGCAGGTCCTTAGCATGCCTTTTCTAAACTCGGGGTAGCTGTCGTTGGGCTGTCCGGGGTCAAACGGCTGAAATTTATAACCCACCGGCAACTCGAACAGGCTACCCGGCGAAACCTCCTCGACGATGGTCCCGTCGGGCCGGGTCCGCTGGCCCTCGTACTGGGGGCCGGGATGGAGTGGGTCGCGGAGATAGAAACCCATCTTCGCGGCGGCGTTCCGGGCGGCGATCGCCGAGGCTTCCTCGTACTTGCCTAACATCCGCAAATCGATCATCGTCGGGGCTAACGTTGAGATCCCCCGGACCGAAGTGATGCGCTGGGGGAACCAGAAGTGGATGACGTCCTCGGGGGCGTACCGGGTCCGGCGACCGATCGTGTTCACGGCCATGAGGTCGCTCTGGGCGTAGTCGATAAGCCAGTAGCCGCTAACCTTAGCGAGATCGTCCGTCTCGACCCCAGTTGTGATCCTGTTCGGGCCGTAAATCTCATTCGCCCAGAGGTCAAGGGCGTCGATCTCGACCGCCTGGACCGCGAAGCCGTACTTGTTCGGGTAGTTGCGGTGGAGCTGGAGGAGGACACCGCCGTCGATGAGCGCCCGCCGCATCAAGATCTCGTCCCATGTTGCCCCTGAAAACTTCTGCGTGACCTCGAAATTCTTCTTCCTTCGGAAATCGGTCCAGGCGTCCTTAATAAGCTGGTTAAGTTCCTTGTTTAGCGGACCGCCGGTACGGCTCTTGCGCCGTCCGTCGACGAGCCGGACCCGGGGTTGCATCCGGATGCCGGCACTACCAAAGACGTTGTTCGCCACCTCCCGGAGCCAGGACACGACGTGCGAGTTGTTGCGCTCTAGGTCCCGCGCGAGGTAACAGACCTGACGCCACCCGTGTAAAACTTCGTACGAGCCCGAGGTCGAATACCCTTGCCACGAGGGGTCGTAGATCGTCGCGTTAACCGCCCCGTCGTAACTCCTCGACAGCGACCCCGGCGTAAAAGCGTCGAGCATCCGGCACATCCACTTTTCGGTCTCCGTCTTAACCTGACCGTTGAGTAGCAGCGACGGCGGGAAAGGGAGCCCGTCGCGCCGGACGAGTTTAACGTCCGCCGGTAACGCCGGAACCCGGGGTACCGGGGCGAGGAACGAGCGGATAGAACTTAACAGACCCATTTAGTAATCCGTAAAGACACAGGTGATCTTGCGGTAGCCCTTCTGGCCCCGGAGGGCGTCGGCCTCGTCGTTAACCCGGGCCTGGAGCTGGTCCCGGACCGAAAATAGCTTTTCGACGTCCATAAACGTGTACATCTGCCCGCCATACTGAACTGCCGATGTATCCTGTCCGAGCAGCCGGATTAGCGCCGCGTCACAGGCGGCCAACATCTGTTGGAGCGGGGTCGTCGTCTCGGTCACGAGCGTACCCGGGGCGGATATATCCTCGACCACCCGGACCGAACCACGCTCGGCGGTGTAACGCGCGCCGGTCCCGTCGGTCATGTAAACGTTGTAGGTGTACGGACCGGGGATAAGCGTCGCCGTCGCCGTCCCGGCGATGAGCCACTGGAAATAATTCGCGACAACCGTCGCCGTGCTCGACAATTTAGTCCCGTCCGCCGCGAACACGATCTCCGCCGTGGAGTTGGGCCACTCGAGCGTGGAAAGAGAAAACGCCCAAGTGTCACCGGCGACTAACGGGTCGGGAAAGATGATCGTCAGCGGCACGCCGAGCCCGGAAACAATATAGGGAGAAACCATCGGATTACCGACTAACTACGCGCCGGAAGCGGCGGATAGCGCTTCTTCGTGGGAGAATAGGGCGCGTTCGCCCGCCGGTCCGTAAAGAACGTCGGCGAGCGTAAACTCGCCGCTCTCGATGAGGCTGGGGGCCAGGTTACGCATCAGGAAACAAAGTTTAGCGAACTCTTCCTCGGAAAGCCGGGCGCGGTACCGGACGAGCGCCTTGGCCTTCGTGCCTAGGAGCGAGCCGATCTCAACCGGCTTTAGTTTGCGCTCCCCGATTAGGGTCCGCCGGATCGAGAGGAGCGTAATGTCGTACAACTGGCGCGCCCGCTCCGGCGAAATCGCGTAAACGACGGACATAGCGTCCGAGGCCTCATGCCGGTAAAAGCGGAAACCGCTCGCTAACATGTTCCTCACGAGCCACCGCTGGGCCGCGATCTCGCCCCGGTCACGGGCGGTCGTCCGAACACGCATCACCCCGTAGGCGATCTCGGCGGCGGCGTGCCGGTGGTCCTCGCCATTCACGCTAAACCGGGCTAACATCTCGTCGTCTAACGGGACAATATAACGCGCCCGGGAGATTTTCCGCCGGAGTATATCGACGAGGGAGTTCTCGGTTAGCTTGGTAGCGAAGTTAAAGAGCGAGCCCCGCTCCGGATCGTAACGGTTCGCTAACCCCCGCGACATCCGCCGGAGCACGTAGGCCCGGATCTCGTCGTGTTCCGGCGAGACACGGCCCAGCTTCAGGCAAATTATCGTCTCGGCCACCGGGATTAACAACCGGAGGAGCGCGTCGAGGTCTCCGACCGCGCCGCTCGCTTTAAAGCGCCGGAAAACCGCTTGGGCCTCGGGCTCAACGAACGGTTTCATCGCACGCGGCTCCAGCCGCTCTTCGGCGGGCGGAAAGGGCTAATACGCGGCGGAGCGACCGCCGCCTTGGTTAGGGTCGGGGTGAGCGTGACCCCGCCGCCGCCGCCGCTCTCGGACGGCACCGGGACAACGAGAGCGGACTCCGGCACTCTCGCGACATCCTTGGGCCGCCAGTCGTTCTCCGGCTTCGAGGCTAGCCAGGCCCGCGCCTTCGCGTAGGTCGGGTCTTCGGTGACGAGGTTGCAGGCCGCCATCGCGAGCACGCGGATATCGAGCGCCTCGTTCCGGACGCTGGAGTGGGGCTTGACGAAATGGGGGTAAGGACCGTCGAGCACCATCCGCTCGCTCGTCAACTGGGAGAAGAAAATCTCGTCGTAACCGGAGCGCTCGTTAAGCGGGAAGTGGCAGTAACCGGGCCCAGGCTCGACCAGCCGCAGATTCGAGTAAAGGGATTCCTTCGGCGTGTCGACCTTGACGATGAAGAGCTTCGCGAACGAACCGCCGGAGCGGACGACCCAATTTGCGACAAAACCTGAATAACCTTTGCTGGCATACACATGGCTCGTACAACGGCGGACGAAATTATACATCTGATGTGGTTTATCACCAGTGTCGATGAAGGTGGCGTAGGGCGAGATGAGATGGCCCGTAGCGTGCCGCCACCGCTTGTCAATCAGGGGCTTAACCTCCTCATCCCAGAACTTGGGGCTCTGGACGTTGCCGTAGACGGTCCCGTAGTGAATCCCCCAGGACTCATCGTTCAGCCCCCACCCGACAATCTCGTACTCGATACGGGTCCGCTGGACATCGATCCCACACACCAACAGAATTACCCGCTCCGGCACAACCACCTCCCCCTCGTACTCGTCATACAACTCGCGCCTACCGTGTAAGGCGAGGAAGTCGGGCGGCGGATCGGTCTCCAGCTCGAAGGTCTCGCCGAGCACGAGGTTCTGCCACTCGCGCATCCCCTTGGTACCCAACGCGCGCTCGTCGAGGTAGCGGGCGACAAAGTAGTGGAGCCAGCCGCCCCGGTACCCCTCCTTCGGTGGGCCCTGAACTAGGAACGCGTTGGCCGCGTAGCCCCGCCGGTTCTTTACCTTGGGATTGGTCGCCACCCAGCGCCCCGCCCTTACGATCCGTTCCCGCTCCACGTCAGAGATCTTCCGTTCGCACGTCGGGCACTCGATATAAGCGCTCTCCGGATTCTCGTCGATGACGGTGCCCTTCTCGTCGACCGTCCGGTCCCACTTTATGTGGGCCCACGCGATCACGAACTCCTTCTTACATTTCGGGCACTTCACGAACCAGCGCCGCCGGTCGCTGCGCTCGTACTCCTTCTCGATCCGGCTAAAATTTTTAACCGTTGGGGTACTCGTCTTGATACTGAAGGCGTTCGTAAAACGGGCGGAGCGCTGTTCGACGAGCAGGATAGGGTCCCCTTCCTCGTGGTTACGGCCCCCGACAATCGTGGGAAACCGGTCCACCTCATCGAACACAGTTAACCTGGCCGTGTGAGCGGCGAGCTGGTTTGGCGAATTAGCGCCCCCCGCCACTAGCCAGCCCCCCGGGTAACTTTTCCGGGTAATCGTGTTCTGACCCGCGCCGAGTTTACTCGCTTCGCTCTTCTTCGAAACGAGCGCGTTAAGCGCCGGGATCGATTCGATAAGCGGGGTAAACCGGTTCTTCGACCAAACCGCCGAGTTATCGACCGTCGGACAAACCACGACAACCGCCGTCGGGGCCTCCTCGATCGACCAGGCGAGGATTCCCTCCAGGATCGAACTCTTCCCCAGAAATTGGGAACAGAACATCAGCGTCAGGCTCGAAACCGACTCGTCAAGGATGGCGTCGAGGGGCTCGCGCTGGAACGGGTCATTGCGCCACCGCCCGGCCCGGGGCGAGTGGGGTGGGGCGACGCGGTGCCGCTCCTGCCATTCGCTCGGCCGCACCGGTTTCCGGGGCCGACAAAGCGCTAACAGACCGCGTACAAACTCGGCGACATCCGCCGTCTCGGCGACGACCGGCGCGCGCTTAGGAGGCGGCGGCGGGGACGTCGTCTTCTTCTTTTTCTTCGAGATGAATCTGCCGGCTTTGTCGCGCGGAAACACTCCGGATAGCTACCGGCCAGGAGGAGATGTTCGTCAGGAGGTCATCCTTGACCGAGCGCGGGACCGGGGCGGAGAGGATAATCTGGGTCAGGGCAGAGAAGATCGCGCCGAGCGCTTTACTAAGGCTTTCCCGGTTGAGAAGCTCGCCCCGCAGCGCCCCGTTCCGTAACTCCCAGTTATCCGCCCTTCCCTTCATCTCCCGGAGCCGCTCGGCCTGGAGAGAACCGAAGACAGCGCGGATAATCTGTCCCGTGCTATAGCACTTATCTTCGGCGTCGGGGTATTCCTCGACCGCCACCAGCCGCTTCCTAACCGTCTCCTTGGAGATGTCGAATTCGCGGCTCGCCGCCTCTACCGTCCAGCGCAACGCGTCGTGCGGGATGTTTCCCCGGGGAGGAGTCATAACCACAGAATAATTACTTCCGAAGCTAGAAACCGAATTCACGATACATCGAAGAATTTAGGGCGTCGCAGATGCGCACCCAGTGATCCGTGGAAAGGACCCGCACTCGCGGCTAGCCGGTCTGAGCCTCTCGCCTCCAAGACGAGGACCGAAGGGCCGGAACCGCAGCGAGCGCAAAGGGCAGCGGCTCGCCCCTGTAGACGTGATCGACGATCGCCTCGAAGTCATCGCCTAGCTCGGCGAACAGCTTCCATTCGGCATAGGAAAGCCCCGCCCCGGCGACTTTAACCTGGATCTCCGTCCGACCGAAGACGAGCGTATCCGGCGAGCCGGTGTGGGGGCCGGAGAAAACCGAACCGGCGTTGGGGGGTGTCGGGGTTGGCAGCAGGTCCATCGTCACTTTCGTCTCTTTCTTTCGAACAATCGATTCGCGTTTCGATTAAATACCGAGGCTAGCCGCGAAGATGCGCGACCGGAAGCCGCGATAAACGAAGAGGACTCTTCCCTAAGGAAAAGTCCTCTTCCCAAACCAAACCGTACCCTACCGGACCCTACCGAACCGCACCGAACCTTACCGAAATCCTCGGACTTTCGTCCGGGAGACCGCTCCTCTTTCGAGAAGCGGGATTCCCGGAGGAATCTTTCCAAACAAGACCAACCCCGCACCAAACCGAGCCCTACCTTGCTTTACCAAACCTCACCGTATTTCCAGAGGAATCTTTCCAAACCATACCGGGCCAAACCCCGGCCATAGCTCACCAGCGCCATACCGAACCGTACCACACCTTACCGAATCCAGATTTTACTCTGGGTGCCATTCCAAGCCTAGCAGGTACCTTCAAGCAGTGACTCAGCCTCTAAAGCGTAAAAACTGTGCACGTTGGAGAGTCGCGGCGAAGACGCTTTTTTCTTTCCAAGTGCATATTGCAATTGCATATTGCAAAGCCAATTGGCACAATAGTGTAGCGTAAATCGTTACTGACCAAGCTATGGGGTTGTGACGGAGCTTTAGGGGGGCCACGGAGGGCCCTGTCTAGACTGGTTAGTTTCAACCAGCAGGAGGCAAACATGCAACGTGCAATGCTCAATCGCGCCACCATGCGAGTGGCGGACACGACGGAAGTAAGCGGTAGGGTAACCGCTGATGAAGTGAACCTCGACCGATTTTACA